CAACCCGGCCTACTGGGAAGGCGTTGGGATCATCATCAAGGGTGAGATCGTGGTGCCGCGCGCCGTCGAGACGGTAACGAAGCACGAGGTACCGTGAAAGACGAAACGAAACGGTGCGCAGAGTGCAAGCACTGGGGTCACCCGGAGGAAGACGGGTATGTAAACGACGACCGGCGCAACTGTTTGCGAATCGTAGCGTCCGCCCCCGAGGGCGAGCCGAAGCCGATCGCTGATGAGGGCGAGTGCGGCAGCATGAATCCGCGGTTGGTCACGCCGCCCGACTTCGGCTGCGTGCTCTGGGAGGCCAAGCCCTAGAAACACGAAAGCCGCCAGCCCTTTCGGGTGACGGCCTCCGCGAGCAGCTTGGACGGCGAGCTCGGAAGGAACCGTACCATGGATCAGTCGTCAAACGCCACCGAGCAGGCCTCGGGGGCGCGCAGGCATCAAGACCCAGAAGCGTTCTGTTCAGACCTCGAATGGCTGCTCATCGCCGGGGACTCGGCGCTCGGCGAGCGCGGAAACCTCGGCGGCGTGATTGCGCAGCTGGAGCGTGGCGGGCCATCGACGGGCGTGCCGTCGACCGACCTCTACAGCGACCAGCAGGTCGGCTGGGGAAAGACGGTGGACGGCCTGGTGGAGCGACACCGCTGGCTCGCTGGCGCATGGGGTGGGCTGAGCCGCGAGACGCGCGGCACGCTCGCTAGTTGCTACCACGCGCTGCCGGCTGAGCTTCGCGGGGACGCGATCAGCGGCTCGCGCTCGGGGGCGGAGGCGCAGCTCGGGCGCTACGCCGTGCTCGCCTTCCAGCTGACGGACTCACCGGGCGAGCTCCTGGAGGCCTGCAGGCAGCCGGGCAAGGGCAAGAACGGGCGGACCATCGCGCGGGCGCTGAGGAAGGCACGAGACGCGGCGGTGGCCGCCCATGCGCTCTGGCGGGCGGCGAAGGACGAGGCGAGGCATCCCCGGTCCCGTGGTGAACGTCGTGCCGTGCTGCCTGCGTTCGACCCGATGAAGGCGGATGCGACTTGAGCCGCCCCCGCCGAGACCGCTGGCTCTCCCTGCTCGAGGTCGCAACGCTTCTCGACGAGCACGCGCCTCGCCTCGCCCAGCTCTCCCGCAAGCGCCGCCGAGAGCACGTGCTCAGGCTCGTCCGAAGGGTCGAGCGGCGGGACGGCGAGCGGCTATCGAAGCGGGTCGGGCGCGAGTGGTTCGTGAGCCGGAACGCGGTTGACGCGCTGCAGCGATGGGAGCCCGAGGCGCTGTCGGAACTCGAGAGGTCGGTAGCGCACCTACATGCAAAAACGAAGCAGCACGATCGGCAATTGAATGCGCATGGGTCGAAATTGCGCGAGCTAGCAGAAAAGCAGCGGCTTGCGGATGCGTACCTGACTGGTTTGGCGAGGCTCGATGCCGCACCATTGCCGCAAGAACGCCGCACTGGGTAGCCTGACTCCCAAATAGGGACCCGCAGTGACACGCGCGCGCTCCGGAGGGCCGCCAAGGCCTCCCCGGAAGCCAAGCGCCACCGGCCCGCACCGCGACACCGCCCCAGCCGATCGAACCCGACAGCGTGACGAGCCCGACAGGCCACCCGACGGTGGTACGCAGGACGAAGCCGCCGCCGAGGCTGAGGCCGCCGGTGAAGCTCGACCTGTCGCTGCTCACCTGGCCTTCCCGGTCGGAGATCGCGGCGCTGTTCGCGGAAGCGCAACGTCTCGGCGCCCGCTAACCACTCCGGGGACGGTGTTCCCTCGCCGATTCGCGCCGCTTACAGGCGGCGTTCCCCGGGCTAACTCATGTCGAAGCTTCAAGTGCTCAACAGCGACCCGGACGAGAAGATCGCCGAGACGCTGGAGGTGCTAGCCGAGAAGGCGCGGACTGGCGAAGTGGTCGGATACGTTGCGCTCGTGAACTACCGGGATACGACCGGGCAGTCGAGCGCGGGGCACTGGGAGCACCGGGACGCGCTCATCGCATTCGAGTTGTGGAAGCGGCGGATGCTCGAAGAGTACGTGTACCAGGACGATTGAACGGCCGGCAATCCCGCCGAGCCTGAACGAAAAACAGAAGCGCAGCGAATGCGCTCCCACGCTTCGACCCAGCGATACGGGCCGTAAGGGAGCCAGGGCAGTGCAAGGTGTACCGACAGACGAGGCGGTGATCGCGGAATTCCGCGCTCGCTATCTGTACTCGCGCAACGCGAGCAAGATTGGCCGCGAGATGGAACTCGGCGAGCGGACTGCTCGTCGCCTCGCGGAAGAGTGCGAAGCGGACAAGGAGTTCGCCGAGGCTGTCCGAAACCTACGCGTGCGCGCGGTGGATCGGCTGCTCGGGCTCACGCTGAGCGTCGCGGAGACGGCGCACGACCGCTACCACGCTGAGCTTCCGGTGCCGGCTGAGGTGGGCGAAGGCGCCACCATCACGATCATCGACCGGCGCGCCGACGACGGGAAGCTCGTGCTCGAGGCCGCAAAGCACGCAGCGAATCTTGCGAAGTTCGACGCCGATAGCGGTGCTGGCGCACGCAAGATCGACGGTGTCACGATCACCATCGTGAGTACGCAAGACGGGCCCGATGAGCCAGAATCTGGCGATTAGGCTCGCGCTAAACGCTCCGCAGCTTCGGGCAGAGAAAGTTTTCAAGGAGGCTCGGCGGCGCACAATCGTGCTCGCTTGGGGCCGAGGGGTCGGCAAGAGTTGGTTTACTCGCCAGCTCTGGTGGATGCTCGTTGCGAGGTGGGACCGCGTTCTTCGTGACGCGCCCGAGCCGTTCACAGGCGTCCGCATCATCGTGCTGATGCCGACCTTGAAGCAGTTCAAGGATGTTCACGGCGCCGGCATCGAGAAAGAACTCACTGGCAAGAAGTGGGGCTGGCTCGGCGGGAAGATCGACCGCACGACGTGGCAGATCTCGTTCCCCGGTGGGTCGTGGATCAAGCCGTTCCCCGCGAGCGAATACAACTCACGCACCGCGCTCGGCATGCGCGCGGATGCCCTGTTTGCTGATGAAGCGGACAGCATCGAAAAAAGCGTTTGGGACACGGTTGCGGTTCCGTTCCTCAGCGAGGTCTGGTCGCTTGGGTTGCAGGTGCTCGGCGGCACACCGCGTCGAGGCCGTCATGGGCTGCTGTTCCGGCAGTACGACTCGGGCCGCAAGGGCAAGCGTGTCAGGCTCGGCGAGGAAGTGGCCGGGCTGCTACCGGGCCAAGCGGAGCAGTTCGCGAAGGTGTTCACCTTCCACGCGACCTACCGCAACGTCCCCGAGATCGTCAGCGCTGAAGCGGTTGCGCAGGCGAAGGCAACCTCGCTCCCGAGCGTCTTCGCGCGCGAGTGGGAATGCGACTTCGATGCAGGCGAGGGCCTCGTTTATGGCGGGGCGTTCGACGAACGGTCGCACGTGCTGCCGCCGCCAGCGAATGCGCGCTGGTCGGAGATGCTCATTGGCTGCGATCATGGCTACGAAGACCCCGGCGTCTTCCTGCTGATCGGCGTGCTCGGCTCGGGCCGAGACGCGATCGCCTGGGTGCTAGCCGAGATCTACGAGCAGCACAAGACGGAAGATTGGTGGAAGGCGCAGCTCTCGGCTTGGGTTGCGGACTATCCGGCCGCGAAGTTCTACGGCGATCCGTCGATGCCCGCGAGGCTCAAGGCGTATCAGCGCGACTGTCGGGCTCGAGTCCAAGACGTCGACAATTCGATCGAGGACGGGGTCGCTGCAGTGGCCGACCGGTTCTTGATTCGCGAGCAGCACGACGAGGACGGCAACGTCGTCAAGCGGGGCGCCAGGCTGTACGTGAGCCCGGAGTGCTCCAACCTCGTGCGCGAGCTCGGCATCTACAAGCGCAAGAGTGACCCGCGAGACCCAGACCGCTACATCGACGACATCGTTGACCGCGACAACCACGGGCCCGACGCACTCCGCTACGCCATCTTCAATCGTTTCGGCGGCCCCGATCGCCGGCGCGCCGGCTCACCACACGAAGCGCTCGGATGAAAACCCCAAGCGACGTTGAATTTGCGAGTCAAATGATCACTCATCATCTGGCCGCGGTTCGCATGTCAGTGGCGCAGCTTCAGGCGACTAGCGACAAATTCATCACCGGTCTCGCGGTGCGTATTATCAACGCGCAATCCAAAGAAATCGACGAGATCCAAGCCTGGATCGCGGATCAGAGCGGATGACGTGGCTCAAATCAAGCCCGAACATTTCGCCGAGCTGCCACGCTACAAGGCGCTCCAGAAGCATCGCAAGTACTACCGCTCCGAGCAGTACGAGGGGCGCGCGGACTTCTTCACGGGCTTGAAGCCCGGCACGTCCGAGATCGTCCCGCTCCGCGAGCGCAAGCCCTGCATCATCTACCCGCTGCCGAAGAACGCAGCGAACCAGGTGGTGCGGTTCACGTTCGGCGAGTCGCGATTCCCCGCCATCTCGATCGAGGAGATCAAGCCCGAGGACTCGATCGCTGGCGAGACCTTGTCGAAGGACGAGGCGGAGAAGCTCGAGAAGTTCGTCGCCGAGCTCGTGGATCGCTGCGAGCTGAAGCCCGGCATGCGTCGGGTGATGCGGCCCGGCATCGCGGTCGGCACCGCGTGCGTCTTCTACACGCTTCGCGACGGCAAGCTCTGCATCGACCTCGCGAACGCCGAGGACGTACTCCCTGAGTTCAAGGAGGGCCGGCCCGGCGCCGAAGTACTGCGCGCCGTCTGGTCGTACCAGTACGAGGAAGCGGTCCCGAATGCGCTCGACGTGCCCGAGAGGAAGCGCTTCTGGTTCCGCCAGGACTTCGACGCGACGAACTTCATCGAATACGACCGCGTCGAGGTGAAACCGGGCGAGCCGCCCAAGTGGAAGATCTCCCGCGTCGTACCGCACGGATTCGGGTTTTGCCCGGTGCGGTGGATCCGCAACATCACCGACTCGGACAGCCGCGACATCGACGGCATGAGCCTTTTCGATGGCTCGCACGACGAATTCGACGCGCTGAACTTCGCACTCTCGCAGCGCCACCGCGGCATCAACTTTTGGGGCGTGCCCCAGCCGTGGGAAACGGGCGTCGAGGAAGATGACGGCCCGCCTGCTGACGGCCGCCGCTCCGGTCCCGCCGGCTACAGCCCGGCCGAGCCGAAGTTCGGCAAGATCCTCGGCTCCGACGGGCGCCCCGCCGTCCGGGTGAGCCCCGACAACAAGTGGAGCTATCGAGGCGTCGAGTCGAAGGTCGGTCTGCTCGAGACGACCGGCAAGGCATTCG